GCGTTGCCTCATCAAAATTGTGCAAACGCGTCTTTTAGAAAGGTAAAAAAATACACTAAATACACTGGGGTGTTTAAAATTTTATCATACAAAAAGATGCGTTGGATGGCAAATTTAACAGTTAATTATAAAAAGATTCACTTAGGAAGTTTCCCATTAACACCATGTGGAGAGCTGTTAGCTGCTATTAAATATGATGAAGCGGCTATAAAATACAGGGGTGAATTTGCAAACCTTAACTTTCCAAACCTACCGTAATTATTTTTCATCCAAAAGCTTTTCAACATCTTCAGGTATTTTCGCCAGCTTATTATACGGAATTATCTGTTTAGTGTCCTGCCAAGCCTTATCACCATCATGTTTAACCATTAAGTCATCCATAACATCAATCATCTTTCCTAACGTAGCTTTTGGCGCTTCTGGCGCGGTTACAGTATATTTTAATTGGTGAGGGTCGAAAATAAACATCATTTGTCCTATTGTGTTTTCTAATATCCCGGCTTTTCTGCGCTTTTCTTCGTCATCGTCGTCCGAATATTTCCATGCAAATAATCCCGCCAAAATCAGCAATCCCTTAATGTTAGATTTTGCCTCTTTAGTTTTCCAATAATCTCCGCTTAATAGCTGCTTCCTTAAATCCGCAAAACTCTGTGTATTAAAGGTACGCCAAGAACCAACGTGTTCCGTGTTATACGAATCAATATAGCGATCCCCAAACCTTTCCTTCCACCAATCCGGGATAAACGTCTTAAATTGGCCAAGTGCCTTTCCGTATTCAAACATCATATAGGCGCGTCTTTCTTTTTCTCCATACTTTCCTTGTATATCAGTTACTCGTTTTTGATATTGGATAAACTTTTTCTTAATGTCCTTTTCGTTTGCTCCGGGTTTAAGCTGAAGTTTACCATCTTTATATTCAAACGAGTCCCATTCCGTGTCCGTTAACTGACCTAAGAACATAGAACCTTGAATTTGTTTTTCTCCCCAGCGCTGTAATCCGTATGCTAAGAAGTCTAAAAGTTTTCCGGCATATATTTTTGGATTAGAATCAAAGTCCATTTGAATAATATTGTATTTATCCAATATGGCTAGTCCTTTTTTACTTAATCCACCATCACTAGAAAATAGTCTTAAATTACCTTTTAGAATGTCTTTAGCCGATTCCGCTCTCAGATTGTTTATATTACCCAATACTACGTTACTGATATTAGCCATTAAATTAAAGGCCATTACCCTCTTTGAGGTAAGAGATCGTAACATCCTTAAAGAATAATCTAACAGCGGATCAGTTTCTTTTTTCCTTTGATATATAAATAAATCCCGCCAGTTTTGAATGAACTGTTTTGTTCTGCTATCATGCCCGAACCCTAATTTTTCATAAAACAACTCAATAGAATCAGTTAGTGGAACAAACTTAGCCATGTGTTTAACATGAGTTATATCATCAATAAGCGCCATTCCTGAAGCGTAAAAGTCTTTAGAATAACTTCTGTTTTTAATGTTGTTAATTTGATTTTGTTTCTCTAAAATCTTTTTAGCATTTGTTTGTGGCGCTTCTTTTAACTTCTCAATTTCTTGTTCTAATCTGTTAATAACCTGTTCTGGTTTGTCAAACTTAGAGGTTAACTTACCCTTATAATCAGAATAAATGCCTTTTTCCCCGGCTTTACGGGCTTTATAGGCCGTTACAAACAACTTAGCAAGGGCAATAGGGTATTTTAATTTATCCTTCTTGTAATAGGATATAATAGCTTTCTGAGCATCAAGAAACGAGCCTTTTGTTTGTTTGTTTGTCTTTGGATCAGTATAAACTATTTCAGAATCCATATTATTGGAACCGCCCATAGTTACACTCATGGCCTCTAAAAATCCGTTATCTTTCCATGTTTCGCTAAATCCTTTATCGGTTTTAATAATGTCTAACTCGTTATCAGCAATTTCTTTTCCAGCAAGTTTATTACGTTCTTTTAACAGCCCCTTGAATAATTCAAGAAAGTCTGTTTGCGCTTTTGTTAATCCCGCCGTGTTACTACGTAATTTCCCGTTATCATCAATAAAATCAAAATACTTAGCGGAATTACTGGTCATAATATTTAAAGCGCTTGCCTTAACACCATGTTTCTTATTATACTCCCTGATAACCGCCTTACCAGCTTTTTCAAATTCAGTCTTTTTATCAGTTCGCTCCATTTGCATATCCATAAAAGACTCATCAAATATATTATTCAGTCCTTGAAGCGCCGGGAAATCGCTGGTTATATGTCCTAACGTTCGGAACCAAACATCCCTCCATCTTAAATCTTTAGTGTTAGCATATTCAGTTATTTGATTGCCAAACTTATCTTCTAACTCTTTTGACCTTTTATTATTAAGATGAACAGCTATTTTAGTTTTAACATCATTCAACATAACTTCATCCGCAAACCCCTCATAATTTCTTGCTGTATCATAAGCCTCCAAAAGCTGATTTAAGTCATATCCATTTAAATCATCTGTTTGCGCCACTTTCTCAACCTCAGCTATTCCTTTTTGGAACTTTGCATATTCGGCGCGGTCATTCTCGATCTTATCTTCAATAACACTAATGGTAGACTCTATTTGGTTAGCCACTTCTTCGTCTTCTGTTTCTTCTAAAGCGGAATAAAGAGCTTCAAGATCGGATTGCTCTTGTTCTATGTTCACTCCTTTTTGTTTACGGAATTCATCAAACGATACGCTTTTATCTTGTTTTTTCTCCTTACCAATATATCCTTTGATGTTTTTAGTGCCAATACCTGTTATAATTTGTTTAGCAAGGTTTTTAGCAACGTTCTTTTCCAGACCTAGATTTCTCTTTAACCAATCGAATATGTAGCTTAAAACCTGTTTAAAGCGGGATTCTGCTACTTTATCATCGAATATATTAGCTCCTTCCCGCCCGATTGCCTCAGCCAACACTTCCATGCCTAAATCTTCTTCTGTAAAATCTTCTGTTATCTTATAAGAATCTTTGGATGCAATTTCATTCCATAAGGGTGTATTACGTAATTGATTAACTCCGGTAACAACCACTCTGTTTTTATAGCCCCCCATAGCGTCTATTAAAACGTGACCCGCTTCGTGGATAGGCGTATCTTTTGTTGCCTTATTGGGATTAACGGATAGTGTATTAGTTTTTGGCGACCATTTACCGGAAGCCTTTAGTTTTTTATCATAAACCACATTCACTTTTGGAAGTGATTTTCTGATTGTATCAACAACCGCCTCTACATTTTCTTTCTTCCCCTTACCTTGTGCCTGAAACACATCTTCATCCCCTTCTTTGCGGGAAACAATATCTTTAATATCTTCCCAAGTTTCATCTTTACTTAGTTGCTCATCAGTCTTGGTTTCAGCTTCATCCACTACATCTTCCAGCGCCTTAGTATCCCCTGTTTTCTCAGCCTCTACCATTACATCAATAATGGCTTGTTCTTTAGGGGCAAAGCGGTTCTCGTTATGCGCCTCAAGTAAAGCCTCAGCCATAGCGGTAGGGTGTAAATACCCGTTCACCACGTTCTCTACCTCATCCTTAATCGCCGTATCATCCCATCTTTGATTAAATTGTTCCCAAATGTAATGCGCCACTCCCTCAATACTAGGAGCGTTCTTGTTCAAATAATTTACTCTGGCTAATATCTCTTTCCCCGGCGATTTATATAATTCGCGAATAGCGGAAGGATTGATCTTACCTCCGCCAATAAAGTATTGCAATACTGCCTCATGTGGGGTATTAGGTTCAATGCCCAGCGCCTTTTTATAGCGCGGGTCTTTTATTTTCCTGCGGGCTTTTGGCGTTCCTTGCTTTTTAACTCTCTTGCTGTTTTGAGCGCCTTTTGCATTATCTCCTTGATCTTCTCTGGTGGCAGGTTTCTCTGTTCCAGCGGAACTCTCTTTACCGAATTGCTTTTCATATTGTTCTGTAAAATGTTTTTGGTATAGCCCGCTTTCCTCTAAATAAGGGTCATAATCTGAGTCCTCATCCGATTTAAGGGCTTCTATGTTTTGCTTAACGTATGTTTGTACGTCAATAGGGTTTTTAGGTTGCGGTTTAATCCCCGCGAATTGGCCGGGATCAATAGGATTTTCATTAATCGTACCTAAATGCTCTAAATAATCAACTTGCTTTTGATTGTATTCTTTAGCCGTATTCTTCCCGGTGTTGGTTTCTTTCATATAACCAACAAACTTGCCTGTATTGGCGTTAAATGCCTTTATAACCTTCTTTGGCTCCTTACCTTCCTCAAAGCTTGGGATTTCCTCTACCTTTAAACCAATAGGGAACCCTTCTAACTCCTTTTCATCAACCAAATGCTCAGTTCTCATGTGTCCCCTGAAGCCTTCAGGACGTTCCATAGAGCTACTGAATCGCATTATCTTTCCATCCGGTAATCTTACACCATAAGTAGCGTTCTTTTTACCACTATATTCAAACGGCATTTTTACAATCCCGCCTATTACGGTTTTATTAGGTTGCCTTTCTAAATACTCTACCGCTTTTTTATGAATGGTCCGGTAACCCCCCGCGATCTTAGTAGGTTTGTTGAACTCAATCATAGGAATATCCTCGTAACTGCGCTTTTCTTCAGAAGCTTCTTGTTTAGATTTCTCTTGCTTATTACGGTCAAGTATTGCCTGAATATGCGCGGGAACCTTTAGTTTTTTCTCTCCTTCAGTTTTAGGTTTAGGGTTTTCAAGTTTAGTAACATCATCAATGGTCTTTTTGGGCAGATTAACTTCTTCCTTTGCCTGAGCTTTTAGAACTATCTCATTGATCTGTTTTTGAATATCATTAGCTAGTTTTTCTTTAACGTTATACTGAGCCTGTTCAATAGGATTAAGTTTTTTAGGGTCTTTTATCCCCGCGATTTCGGTTTCAAGATTCTGCTTTTGGAATGATAAGTCAAACAAGTCCCGTTTATCGTTATCATCCATTTTAAGACTACCTAACATATCATTGTAGTCCTTATAGGCATTAATTTTGGTAATAGCCTTGTCCGTTTCCTCTTGAGTTAGCTTACCATTCTTGCGGGCGTTAAATATCTCTGCCTTAAATCCTACAACAGCATCGTTTCCTTTTTGAACGATCTCAAACAATTCCTTATTCTGTTGGGCGGCGCGTTCTATTTTACGTTTATGTACTTCCTCGGTACTTGCCCCGGTCAATAACCCATATCCTGCGCCAGCGCCAAACCCGATTATAGCGGCATCCACAACCCCGTCCTTTAAATCCATATCCGGCTTATACCCACTGTACTTATCCACAACGTTTTGTGCGAATTGGGTTGCGGCTTCACTTATAGCTTCTTCTCCGCTTGTTCCTAGATATTTTGTAATAACAGGTTTATATGTTTCTTTAAAGCCATCAAGAGCTAGTTTATAAGCTTCCTCTTTACCACTTTTAAGTAAAACATCTTTTGCTATCCCGCCAAGTTTAGTAATACCAAACTGTTCAAAAATGCCCTCAAATAAGCCATTAGAGAGCGCTACAGCCATCTTTGTGTTCTCGCCTAAGTTTGGGGCATTTTCATCTAATTCCGCTTTCTTTTCGGCTCCAAATACAGCTCCCCCGCCAAGTATAGATTCCAGCGCGGTTACACCCCCAGCATTAGCGGTAGCTAATCCTATGGTAACTGGCGCGGATTCAACAATAGAATTCCCTAATAATCCAAATGCTTTTTTATATTCACCATTTGAAACATAATCGGTTATCCCTTTATCGTATTTCTGAACAAAGTTATCCTGTAATATTTTAGCTTGTTCGTGGTAATATTGCGCGATCTTATTCTCTGGTAATTGTAGTGTCTTGGCTATCCCTTCAGAACTTGCACCAATATCTAATCCTGTTATCTCTGCAAGTAAATTTTGCGGGATAGCAGCAACATCATATATAAACGCTGGGGTTTTGGCAAGCGCCTCTCCTAACTTAGAAGAACCCCTTAATAAGGAGTTCCCTAAATCCTGATACCAGCTTGTTTCGTTAAATATTTCTGTTACGTCTTTAGGAGCCTTTTCATCACTTCCCAAAGGGCGGGGAATAACAACATTATTGCCGTTTGTCTCTACGTAATAGTTTTTATTTCCACCTTGTTTAGCGTGTTTGCCTTGAATAGTTAAAATAGCATCAACTAAATCTTCATGCTTTGCCCATCCATCATTAACGTCTTTTGCTAGTTGTTTGAGCATTTCTTTTTCATGCTCATTGTCGGTTTCTATGCCGTTTAAAACATCATCGGGTTTAATCACAGGCTTTTCCTGTTCGCTCAACACGACACCTCCTATTGGCTTTAATTGACCAACAGGCTGTACCCCTCCAATGGGTTTTAGCTGTCCAACTGGTTTTACATCTTCTGGCATATTATTTGAAATCAGAAGCTTTACCTAAATAATTTCCTTGAGCATCAAAAGCATTACCAACAGCGTCTTCAAAGATTTGCTTACCTCCTACATTACCCGGAAGCACTGCGTTACGCTGATCGGTAGTTGCTACTAATGAATTATATTTTCCCTGATAAGCAGGGGAATTTCCGTCAACATCGGTATAAACTCTAAGCTTAACTACTTTCTGAGTTTTACCGTCCTTATCAACAGGCATATCAATAATCTGAGCCGTTTGCGCCCATTCTCCTGATACTTTGTAATCTGAACCCTGATCTCCTGTTCCGGCATCAAATGGTTTGTACCAACTTCTAACATTGTTTAACACCCCATTCTGCTCACCCCACTCTAGCGGTTTATATACATAACCACTCATCCTCTTAACCCCCCTGCCAACATCTTGGAAATCTCCGTTGTAATGGAATAAATCACCTGTATTGTCTAGCTGAACGCTACCGTTATCGTTTTTGATATAATGTTTAGGCTTGCTTCCAAAAGTAGCATCTAAGCGCTCAGGGGTATCAGCTCCAATCTTTTTATTTTGAATAGTTTCTCTGTAATAATCGTATCCTTGTCCGTCTTTCCCGGCGCTTTTGGCTTTTAGTTTAGCCAAATCAGCCTCAGTCTGCATACGCATAAGCGCTACTTGTTCAGCAAATCTATTATCTCCCCAATCAAACTTATAAGGAATCCCGGACTTAACCATTTCTTTAGCTACTTTTCTCGCATCCGCACCATGCTGTTGGTCAAACTGCTCTTTGTGTTCCAAGTAAAACGCATCAGCATCCCTTGTCAATGAACCATCATTTGCCTCTGTTTCCCATGCGCCACTGCGTCCATTTTGTAAAGTCTTAACTCTTACGTCCTGAAACTTATTTCCAAGCTCCTGACCTTTTTTGCTAAGGTCAATAAACTCTGCTGGCTTTTGATACACAAACGGTTTATATCCTTCCTTTTGAGAAGCCTCTAAACCTAATTGATTTCCATACTTTAAATAATTCTCTTTTTGTTTAAGATAATTATCATAAGCGCGTTGGTTATACATACTAGGGTTTTTTGCTACTTCAGCGAGATCGCCGTTAAGTCTTTTAAAAGCTTCATCACTTGCCATTGATCTCAATGTGTCGGGATTATCTTTTAATTCCCGGCGCATCTGATTTAGCATAACCAGCTTGTCGGGATTATAAAGAACATCAGGATTTTCTTTGTAAAACTTTCCTATTTCTCTAATCTTTGCGTCATTTCTTGCCTTGATGAGACGGTTATCAAATTCATTCGCCGAATTCTGATACTCGACGGAATCAGCAAACGCGCGAGCCTTAGCGCTAGCGATTGCCTCATTTTGCTTCATGGCAAGATCGTGAGCGCGGTAATCATCTATCCGTTGGTCAACATTACTTTGAACTGAAAGACCTTGCAATAATCCGAAGTCTGCCATTACATTCCTGTATTTAAGAATTTATTTTCTTGTTCTCTCATTCTCATGAAATCCTGCCAGCGATTAGCCTGTAGTGCATTTGATAATCCTGTGTTAAGCAATGAAGCTCCTGCCATTTGCTTCTGTTGAAACGCTCTCATGGAGTCATCAAATATCTGTCTGTTTAATTGATTCTTCTGTAAAAGCAAAGAATTGGCCGTAGCCTGTTTGTTTTGTTGTAGTTCAGTATCGGCTACCGTTTTCTCTAAAGTGCGGTTAAAAGCGTTATTTACAGCGCTACGGGTCATATTATAAGCGTTAGCCGCGCTTCCTCCCGCCGCATTCTGCGCTCCAAATATTTCCCTGTTTAAAAGGTTCTGGTTCTGTTGGTCAATTAAGAAGTTTTGTTCCGGCGTAAATCCATATTGTGATTGTGCTTGAGCTTTATCTACATTCCCGGCAAATGTTTTGTCCATTTCAAATACGGGGCGCTTATCTTGTAGGTTCTTTAGTCCAATTCCTGTTTGTAAAGCGGCAATACCGTAATCCAATGCGCCACTACTATTCACTTTGCTCCAAAAATCGTTCTTTTGTGCTGGTGGGGTTTCATTATGAACATCCGAAATAGGCGTAGTATCAATCTTGTTAGACGCTTGGTTCTCTGCCTGCATAGCGTCTTGGTCAATCATTGTTTTAAGAGTGTTGGAAGGTAATTCCTGTTTCTCTATGTATTCGCGGGGAATAAAAGGCTTCTTAGCTACTTTCTTTGTTTTAGTAACAGGTTTAGCGGTTGACTTTGTTTCAGTCTTAGTTTCTGTTTTAACGGGCTTTTTTGATAAGTCTAGCGGTGTTCCTTCTGTTTCATCTATTACATACCCACCAGTTGCCATTTTTCTTCCTCCTGCGATCCATCCAAAATATCGCTTTTGTTTATCAGTTAAAGGTTCTCCATTAGCTTGATTATCCTTAAGCATTATCTTAGCTTTTTCAGCGGTTAATTCCCCGCCGTTTGCCATTCCTTCTTCATTATGTTCGGCTTCCGGTGCAAGTGATTTTAAAAATTCTTCTCCCAATTCACTCTCAATAGTTTCTTTTTCTTCAGGACTGAATATCACTTCGCTATCGCTTAACCTCACAGGCACACCTTTCTTTTGGTGTAAATTGGCTTTGCCGTTCTTCTTACCCATCATGTTCCTAATCATCTTACCAACATGTGCGTGTTCGGCGGGAACAACAAAACTACCTTCTTCTATCTCGGCATTAATGCTATCAGATTTAGGCCCACCCTTTCCCATAACTTCCCCTCCTTTAGCAAAAAATCCAGTTAGCTTTTTATCAGCCTTCATGAAAATATTTTGTTTATGCTCAGGTGCATTTTTAGTATTAGCGCTTACCATTGTTTCTCCTGATGCGCGTTTAGCGTGTGCCTCAGCCATTGCTTGTTCGTTTTCCTGAGCAATTTTAGCTTCTTCAAACCTTTGATCTTTCTTTTGCTTACCAATTAAAGCATTATAAGCTATTTCATGTAAAGGCCCACCAAAAATAGCGCCTATATGCCCAAAGTCTTTATTCTTTAAATCTGTCTGTACTTGTTCATGGTAAGGGGTTGCTGTATTATAAATAACATCCTCTCCATACGTATTGCCCTTAGTAATTGTTTGTCCTGTTTTAGGGTCAACCACTTGCTCTTTGTTCACGTTGTCCTGAGCCATTCCCCTAGCTTGTTGTGCGTATCCCATCCATCCCATAGAACCACCTATCTTACTGAAAAGATTTCCTTTTTGTTTTGATTGGTTTTGGTCTTGCGTATCGGCGGGGACATTCTGAGAATTAGCGGTTGTACTTTCTTTCATTGAAGCGGTCGCGTCCCCATTAGTTTTAAACTCAGTTCCGTATGTTCCTGTATTCGCGTTAGCAGAAGTTATCGGCCTTCCATATTCATCAACAGGATTTCCGAATTCATCTGTTTGCTGTACCCCGTTTGGATTAGTCCCGTATTGATAGCCTTTACGCTTAGTTTTAGGAGGTCTTTTCATTTGTGGTTATTTGATTCAAATATAAGAGATATTAAAATAAAATTGTTAAGAAGTTATTAAAAAGAAAATCCCGGCCTTACAGGGCTGGGACTAATTGCTGAAAAACATGACGACTAAGAGAAAATTCAGCAAATCTCTCCGCCTTTCCTGTATTTAGGAGGGCGCTTCATTTTATATATCCCGCCGCCTTTATTAAACTTAGGGGTATTAATAACATCGGGGCGCTTATTTAATTCCGTGGATGGCAATTCTTCAATGTTCATTAATCCTGTTCCTATACCTTGATCTTTTTTATCAATAGCGGGAGCGTTTAAGTCATTAGCGCCTATTTCCTGATATTTATTCCCAGTTGTTTCAATAGGTTGTTTAGAATTAGATAATTGATAATCTACCGAATTCTTATTTACATCATTACTCATTAAACTTGTTGAACCTTGATTTTGTGGGGTAAAATCGTTTTGGGTTTTCCCGCTGAATATGGGATTGCCATTAGCGTCAAACCCGCTTATATGCGCGCCTATCTTACCCTTAGATGGATCGTTATTAAATATCTCTGTTGTTGCTTTAGACATTCCTCCACCACCTCTAGTGTCAGGATATGATATGGTGTACATATTTGTACCTAAAGCATTACGTTTTTCTTCCCCGCGAACCGAAACATCTGAATTAACACCTACGCTTTTTGGAGGAGCACTATTGATATAAACGATTTCCTGTGTATCGGTTTGTGTTCCGGGAGTTGGTGTTGGATTTCTGCGAACTGGCTTAGGATTTCCAGTAACAGGCGCTTTAGTCATTCTTGGACGTACTGGCGGCGTGTTGTTTGATGGTGGTGCTGAAGATTCGCTTTGTTTTGCAAAATACGTCTTACCGTCTTTAACTTGTTCAGTGTACCCTTCGCTTAAAAGCTGTTCCCTTGTTTTCCCTTGAACTTCTTTTGCCTTAGAGTAGTCTAATGGCTTTCTTGGGGTTTGCGGTGGCCTTTTCATTGTTATAATTTTGAATCAAATATAACAAAGTTTGTGGCAAATTTAATTCCTATTTGTTAACACGATGAATAGACGCAAAATCATCCGTACAGTATCCGCTTTTTAAAGAAAATGCAATTCCATGTGCTTTATAATTCGCTAACATACCAGTGTTATGTGGTGCATCCGACTTCCAAAGATTAAGCGCGGTTGTTGCGGCTGTCTCTGCTATTTCTTCAATAGTCTTACCAACTGCACCAAAAAACGCTATGTTTTCTGCACAATAAAACGCCTTTTCCCCACACACATAAATCACTCGTTCGGTAGGATTATAACCTGTAAAGTTATAATTCAACGGAAACTCATCATGAGTCATTCTTTTATTAAGTGCCATCCATTGATTATGATTGTGAGCCGCTAAGAACAATGTATCGTTCCATTTTAACGGATTAACACCTTTTTGTTTTCGATATTCATTCAGTTTAGCATGAAACTTCTTAGCCGCTAATAACTCAATTTTTGAAACAGAATCGGTTCTATTAAGTATTATTGGTAGATCAACGGCAGTATATACTTGTCCTTCACATTGGGCGCACAGCATTAAAAACACTACCGATAATATAAGAATGAAGGCTGTCCATTTCCCGTCCCGATTGGGTTCTTTTGTTATATCTAAATACATAAGTTACAGTTTTTATTAATTTTTCCCCGCGAGTAAAATTTGTTACAGTTTTTTGTAATTATTCAGTTGCTTTTTTTATTATTTCTATAGCCCTTAAAAGCTCTTTATTTTTTGGAGAGTCAATAATTACATCACTGCTAAAATCATCTTTGAAATAGCCTGATTTTGGCATTTGAGGGTGTTTATTAACCAACTCCATCAAAACCTCTAACATTTCAGGAGCGGAGGCTATTAGTTTAGCGTTGGCGCTTCTCTCTTTATCTTCAGCAAAAGGTTTGTCTTTTCGCTTTATGCTTTCGTCCCGCGAATCAACCAGACAAATTCGTTCTTCGTCTTTGAATACGCCTGTTTGTCCCTCATTGGTATAATAATTAATTGTACTTAGGCTCCACGGCCCCGGTGTGTGTTTTGTTTCCATAGTTTTTGCTTTTTAATGTTTAACGCAAAACTAGTAAAAAAGTTACAATAAACAAAACAATTAACGTTTACCCTCAATGAAACTTTTCAAAAATTGCCAGATAGTCAGCTTATTATCGTTTGTTGTAGCCAAAACAGACCAGTTCTTTTTCTTCATCCTAATTTTAAGATACTTGTCCGTAATCCTTCCTTTTAACCTTGACAATGGCAAATTGAACCACCAGCTACCATCATAATAGTCATAATCTCTATTCGTAGAACTTATATTGGTATCACTCGCGGTTTGGTTATCGTCGGCGCTTACGGTGATCTCTGTAAACAAATCTCCTGTAGCCCCAAGTTCGCAGTTAGTAACACTAATCTGACCCTGTTTAGGGCTTACAATTACTTCTAGTTCATTATCCACTACCCTTCCATACAGCTTGTTATACTCATACCCTTCAATCTGTGTTGTGTAAGGCTTTTCCTCGTTCTCTATATAAATCTGGTTCTGGCCGTTTATGAACGTGAATTTAAAAGCATCAGGCACAAACATCCAGTTTACAAGTGTAGTGGTTTGATGAGCGATATATTCTGCTCCGTTCCCGCCGACTACCACATCCCCTACATTCAAAGGAGTTGGAAACACCATATCCGAAGCATAGTAAATATTCAGGTTCTTAGGGTTATTGGCCGACAATACCGATTGATTATGGTTGTGCCATATCGCCGGGGTCTTATCATAGAACCCTACAAATTTATTCGTCACATGGCTAAATCCAATCGTAAAGTCTTTGCTTATCACTTGATAGTCCTGATATTCTGTTGGTTCTGCCGTAGTCTTAGTATAAGCCCTGAACTTAAAGGTCAAATAACTCATCTTGTTCTTAGGGTCATACACTCCCACAATACCAGTTCCCAAGCAAGGTCTATCGCTGGAAATATCATAATCCTGAGAATTCAAATAAGTGTCGTTATAAAGCGCGGTGAGTCTTTCTAAGAATATCTCACTAAAGAATGATTTCATTCCCGTAGGGACAGTAATTTCTGCTATCCCGCCGTTTAAGGACATTACACACACATCCTTATTGCGCATATCAAACCATATCCATCCATCTTCTGTATCGGTCAACCCATGCTGATGCTGGTTGCCAAATTTTGGAGAAATTGTGTCAAACCTGTCAATCACCCCGCCAGTTCCTAGTTGTGTTGCTCCGGCAGTAAGGTTAGATTGTAATATTCGTTCTTGTATCGGCACAGAACCTACGGCTTTATTTTGCCAGTAATACACATAATCTCCTTTAGGGCGCACATTGTTTATCTCACCATATCTGCCATCCACATCCCTGTAATCGTTCGTGTAAAACGTTCTAAACGAATCTATGATCTCTCCGCTTAACTTTTGTCCCGCCCATCTTATTCGGTAAGGGAATCTGGTGGCCCCGCTAAAATTTAAAGGTAATGCAGGGTATTTAATAACATCACCTTCACTTGTGTATCCGTTGTTGTACTGATAGTCTTCTGGCACAAAGGGGTCCCATGAAACCCCTCCTTCGTTATACATCCCGAAGTCAGAGATTTTTCTTCCCCTTCTTAGGTTAAAGTTAGAATTACATTCACATGGGAAAAATATGCCATACGAACCACTACCAACGGTTGCAGGGAATGGATTTCCCGGACCTTTTGTTTGGTCAAATATTCCGTAACCATGATCTATTAAACACAGGAAACAATCTCCCCCACCAACTTGAATATTATCAAATACCAAATAGTTATTCCCGCCGATTACGGTTAAATTATCAGCTATTACAGTAGCGTCAATAGGTTGAAAATGTCCTGTTGAAATGTAAAGCGTACTGGCTAGCGCCGCATCCCCTGTCCCTCCATATTGGTTAGCATTAGGAATAATGTAATTCACCAGACATTTGAAAGGGTTGTTCTCGTTTGGTCCGCCCGAATCCGCATCACTGTATTTTGTTAAGGTCTTATCATAACTATCAAAATCATTAAGGGTCTTAACAATAATCTTTGCCCCCCCTGTCAACACGCGGTCGTTCACATCAGAGGTCGGAGGAGCTACAAGACAGGAATTGTCTACAAAATATCCTGCGCCAGCTACACCTATCCATGCGTCATAGTTATTAAAATCGTTATTAGTTAAGAATCCTGAAACGGTATCATTCTCTCCGATTCTCGCCCAAGTTACTACAGTAGATTCATTGTTATAAGCCGTATCAGTAGCGCTTACTGGTGTATATAATTTAGTTGCCCACTCATCTATATACCCATAAAACTTATAATAATCCCCGTTAAATCTTAGAGGGTCCAGCCATCCCACAACCCTCATCGTATCCCCAACATTCATAAGCTTAGACCTTGTGAATTCTTCTGCCACCAAATCATCAGGGCAAATAAATGAATAAACGTGGTCAACTGGGTCAGCAGCCCATCCATTTCCGTCCGTTAATGTCAATGAAGGTAACGGATGAATTTTATTAGGGCTTCCTGCTTCCACCTGAGTTTGCCAGCAAAGTCCTTGTGTAATAATAACTTTATCACGCTCTGCTCTTACAATACTGAATCCGCTAATCTTAGTGTAAATTTCCTCTGGTATTTGTAGTCCTGATACCTTTAATAAATTAGCCTGTAATGTCCACCAGCCAGTACCAACACCATTGTTTTTTAGCAATCCTCCTTTACTGTAAATCGAATTGAATGTATGGTCACCTATCCACCTTACATAAAAAGGGTTTCCTTTTTTATCATAGAACAATATACCGAACCTATACTTCTCGCTACTCCAATACCCTTTAGCTATTGAAGCAACGGCGGGGTTTCTGTAATCCCATCCAGTGTAAGTTTTAATTTCGGAATTAAATTGTCTTCGGTTAGTGTTATTTTGAGGGTCATAACGGTTTAACGAAACTGCCCCGCGAACTACGGGAGCACCAGATGCTACTGTCCAATTCTTATAGTTAGGGCCAAGCGTGTTGTCCCCTATGAACACCTCGCCAACATTGTAAATATTACCGGAAGCTGGCGGATATTCAACTGTACCCCCGCTCACAACAAGCCAGCGCGTACCGTGTTCTATTGAGCCTATCAAAGCAGGATTAGAGCCGGGGGCTGGGTTAACGCCTGTCCCCGACATTCCAAAACTCATTATTTCATCCCCGCAAACATGGGTGTCATTATCCACCGCCATATCATAGATATAGTCGCTAAGGACAATGTTTGATATATCAAAGTCAGTGAATTCCTCGCGTTCAACTATATTAGCAATTACGTTATAATTCTTGTTCGTGGTAATAGTTTTACACTTCAGGATACTCGCCGGGAACAATGTAAGGTCATCCGTAGTAAGTGTTCCTAAATTAGTGTTCCCAAAATCCTCTAAGGTCATTGTTGACCCTGTGATTGAAGTTGAAACAACTATCTTAATATCCGTTGGTATTTCTAGTTTTTGGTCAAATTCAATAACCGCAAGGTCAATATCAGTGTATTTAACATCAATATTGTCTATTGTTATTTTAACTGATTTCCCGCTGTCAACTAGTGTACTGGACGTTCCTGCGCCTACATAATGATGCTGACTGTTAATTATAGGGGTTGGGGACTGGTCTTTCCCTACATGAACCGGGAACATTCCATAGCTCCATGAAGTTGTAGTTCCTGAAGCGGTATCTTTAAGCCTGTAAAAATACATCCTGTTACCGCAGTAGCACTTCCCTGTACCAAAGCTATCGAACTTTATATTTCCTAAATCCCTGTCAGGGGTCCAGTTTAAAAGCTCTATGTCAAAATACTTAATAACTAATACGTTTCCGTATTGAGCAGTGTAGTTTGGACCTGAATTAGCAGTGAAAACGGTTCCGTTTGGAGAACCGCCACCGTATAAAGTTGTTCCATAAGTAAGAGAGCCAGAAACAACCATGTATGTTTCTCCGGGGTCTAGTGATCCGGTAGGATAATAAGTGGTGAAGATAGGGTCAGCGGTATCTAATACACGCGGTTCGTTAAAATAATCTGTCCAGTAAACCCTCTGTATATTATCGTTCTCAGGGAATCCAAATCCCTCGATCTTATACATACGGCTAAAATTTAAATCCTTATGACAGTATAATGATAGATATCCCGGCGCTGATTCAATAGCTTGGGGTTCCGCATCTACACTTTGGCCTATGTTGGTCAAGTATAATACTCCAATTTCTCCATATCCTCCTCCCGCCGAATCCGTGTTTGTACTGAACACAATAAGCTTGTCAGGAAACGAAATAAAGCCAATAGGCATACGTTTAACCGTGAAGTTAATGTTAGGGGTGATAGAATCTACGTACTCCGGTAAAGTGAAAATAACACGGTTTCCGAGGGAATCCTTTAAAGCAAAGTTATTCCCGTCATGGTTTATTAATTGAAGGTTTCTTGCATATCGGTAAGTTCCATCAGGTTGGTAAATAACATTACTATCCTGATTCATTCCATTTTGAAATGTATTCAAGTGTTCCATTAGTACCAACCCCCCTCGGTCGGATACTGACCTAACCACAACCCTTTTCCTGCCCACGGATTGTTTACCATTTCACCTATCATGCGAGTTTCACTATCGTTAAACATCATATCATCAGCCTTACAACTAGCAGCAAGCCTTGACCATGAATTAAAGTGATCCCTGTATAGCCCTACATCAATCCCTGTTTTAACCCTTCTTCGGCGGAACTTATACATACAGTATTCTTCCAGCGCTTCTAAATGGTTCTCGTTAATCAGCGGGAACCCATCACAATCAGTTTGTAATCCTAAATATTGTATGGTCACTTTCTGACCATCATAGTTAGTCAGGAACACTATTTTGTTATCCTGAATTAAGTATTGAACGAATCCAAAATTTAAGTTATCAGTGGTTGTATTGCCAAGATCGACTACTAGGAATCCCGCCGTACTTGCGTATGTCTCATTCGTTAAGTTAGCCTGAGTAAGTCCATAACAAGTACTATCAAATATATCCTGACAGCAATCCCCCAAATCCCCCAGTATAGCAATTTGCAAATACATGGCATCGTTTGGTAGTTCCGCGTAGCAATCTTTTATAGTGAGTACCTTATGTTTTTTGACATAAGAGTAAGGAGAGCCTATTTGTCGTTCTGCCCAAAGCATCCAGTTGGTGAACATAGGACGGTACTTGTCGTGGTCTAAAGCCAGACTGTCCATCAGATTCAATACAACGTTCTTTGTCGAAACTAATTTGTTAATCATAATTACAGTTTTTTGTAATTTTTTCACCAACACTAAATTCGTTACAAGTTTTTGTATCAAAATAAGTATTGGTTTCTTCTAGTGCTTTATGAACCCTCGCTGAAAAATCAGGGTGAGGTTCAAAATAAATTTTCTCTTTAGATATCGTATTCACGTACTCTATCTTATACACAAAATCTTTTCGGCGGGAAATCTTAGCAATTTTTCTCACTCCGTTACGTCCTATCGCTAATCCTTGTTTAGCTAAGGTCATGTACGCTTTATTTTCTGTTATTGGTCTTCCCACCACCTGTATATAACTGTATTTATTTAAAACTACTTTTTTCCCCGCTACCACTCTATCCATTACGTCCTCCAAAAAATCATCAACTACCTTCATTATCTCCCCGTCCGTAGCGTTTATTCCTTTCTTAAACCTTCTTCTATATCTTTTGCGAACACTCCCGCAAAATTTAGTTTGACTGAACTGGTTTTTTCGCTTCTGTTTCGTCATCTACACTATCATTTAATACATCCGGCATTTCACCTTCTGCAATCTTAAATTCTTTAACACAAATATCTATCACTATTTGCCTAGCCATATCCATGCTTACAGGATACGGTTGGTTACGGGTCAATAATTGTAATTGATCGTTCAAATAAACCGTTCCTGCGCCTGTATATGTAGTTAATCCCGGCTGGGCTATAAAAGTTCCATTTACAGGAATAATAGTTGAATTATAAGTGATTTGCTTGTATTTGACAACATAAGTAGTTCCGGCCACTAAATCCCCGCTAGCTACTGGCTGGCTTTGGATTATATACCCATCTTCCGGGGTTTCCAGTACGGCAATCATTCGTAGTTTTTCTACTCTTTGATTAACATACATAGAGGTATCAATGCGGTAGTAATACTTAAATAAAGAACGCGGATGTTCGGCGGGAATGTCTTTCCAGAGGCCAATATCATAAGGGTAGTACTTGTGCTTACCACAGGCGCTCATTATAGTTTTATAGCCAATATCAGGGTTCCCGCCCTCTCCGGTGAACGATACTACTTTAGGAACAAATGCTTTGCTTATATCGCATTCGCAATAGGTAATATTTGGGTCATCTGCAAAGTTTACACGATGAAATTCTATGAAACTTAAATCGGATAACCACTCAGGACGAACTGTTCCGTTTGCTTTGTAATCAGCTATGATTAACTGGGCGCGCGCTTTATCTACTAGATCGGATAGAATGTTATCATCCAAGCGACTCTCATCAGAGATTGTAAAATCAGTGAGAATGTTTTTTAAAACACTTAGAATTCTGTTCTTAGTAATTGAGGCCATTTGTGGTTATTAACCCCAAATATATAATAAATGTTGTAACATTTATTGGTATGTTTTTAACAAGACCTCAGCGGATAAACCTCAGCGTTGCATTATGGAGGTCTTATTCTCTTTATTCCCCGCCAACCCGCAACCTCAACACGGCGCACATCCAAAGCTATTGAATCATAACGCGAAATTATAGTCTTTTTAGTCTTGTAACTTTCAAATACTTACTTCAAGAAAAAGCCTATAATTAATCGTTATGTCTGCGGAATGGCTATTCCTTGCCCTTTCAGGGTAAATAGCCCCGCAAATTAAAGATAAATGCTTTCAGCGATCTTTAATTTTCACTACCACACACCTTCCCGCCGTAAAAATTTCATGCTTTTCACCTATGCTTATTGGCTTATTAACAGACAAATGGTGTTAAAAATCGTATAGTAAAGAGCAAATGTTGTAAATT